TCCTTTCTCTTATCTGAAGGGATTCAAACCGAATCAGTTCGATGTCCTGCGTCTTCGGACTTGGTTCTCGGGGTTGGCGTTGTTTCGCCCAGGTTGGAATCGGTGGCTATTGGGTCTGGTTCGTATGGCCCTCAAGTTGCTGCATGGTCGGAGAGAGTCTTGGGTCGGACTTTGTTTGATTGGCAGAAGATTGCGTTGACGGGTCAGTTGACTCATGATGAGAATGGTGACCTTGTGTTTCGTGAGTCGTTGTGTAGCACAAGCAGGCAGAACGGCAAGTCCGTTGCGCTTACTAGCCTCTGTGGATATTTCCTTACGGACTGGTCAGCGATGCGGGGCAAACCTATTCATGTTCTTTCCGTTGCCAACAAACTTGATCGCGCGGTTGCAATCTTCAATGAACTTGCTCCGGTACTCGAGGCACAATTTGAAGGTCATGTCACCTGGTCTTATGGGCGTAACAAAGTTGAGATGCCCAACGGGTCGACGTGGGAAGTACGAGCTGCGACGCCGAACCTTCACGGCGGAACCTACGACTTGATTGTTGTTGACGAAATTTGGAACGTCTCGGAAGAGGTTTATTTTGATGCGCTTCGCCCGTCGCAGATTGCAGTCAAGTCTCCGCTGCTTTCCTCCTGGTCAACTTCAGGCGATGAATCTTCTAAGACAATGCAGCGTCTTCGCGAGGCAGCGATTGGTGCGATAGATCAGCAGAAACAAACCCGTCTTTACTTTGCCGAATGGTCGTTGCCTTCAGGGGCGAACCCGAACGACGAACTCAATTGGGGTTACGCGAACCCTGCTCTTGGTCAGACAATAACTCTCGAGGCATTGCAGGCAGCTGCGGAAACTCCAGATCGTGCAGCGTTCCTTCGTGCGCATCTGAATTTGTGGGTCTCGTCGGCGGACGCTTGGATTCAGCCTGGTGTTTGGGACAGGCTTTTCACCGAATCGGAATGTCCCGCTGGTGGTGTCCTCGCCGTGGACTCGAGCAGTGATTCTTCAAAGTACGTCGGCATTCGTTGCGGACTTACCGAAGAAGGCAACATCATTGCAACCGTCCAGTTCTCCACAGAGTCACTCAAAGAAATGTGGATAAAGATTAACGAGGCAATGGACGCAGACCCGAAACTCCGTCTCGCAATTACTCCTGCGCTTGACCTTCATACGCCAGAGAAGCTTGAACGGCGACGCCAAATTTTCGGCTACGCCGAAGTACTTAAATTCACCGGACTAACCCGCTCGCTCATCCTCGAGAAACGCATCTACCACCGAGGCGAAGAACTCCTTGCGACCCACGTCAACCGCGCCGTCCTTGCCCGCGCCAACGGTCAAGTTGTGATCAGTTCGCAACGCTCCCCTGGCCCGATTGAAGCCGCTCGACTTTTGGTTGTTGCAGCAGCTCTTGTTTCCCGCCCGTCAAATACGGGACGTGCAGCAATGGCATTTGGGAGATAGTTGCATTTGCAACAAGTTTGTGAGAGACTCCATCCGTGGCGTTCTTCTCCCGAAAAATCACAACCGCTGAATTTGCATCGTCGCCCGTTAAAGCCGCTGCCGGTGTTGGCATTTCTGGCATCCCTCCGACGTATGCATGGTCAAGCGGAGCATTTGAGCAGATCGCCCTTAGTCTTCCGACGGTGTCGCGGGCGAGAGACCTTCTCGCCTCGACCATCTCTGGTCTTGAGTTTCGTCAGTACATCAAGCAATGGAACGGCGAAGAGTACGAAGAAATTTACGTCCCTAACGAGTCGTGGATGGAAAACCCTGATCCGAAAGTCCCGCGCCAGTTCATACTTGCCAACACGGTCACAGACCTCTGGATGACGGGTCGTGCCTTCTGGGCGGTCACCTCCAGGAACGCAACCGACGGACGCCCGATGTCTTTCGAATGGCTACCGTCCGCAAACATTCAGACACCGAATCAGCAAGGCCCGCAATTCTTCGGGATGCCAGACGAAATTGAGTTCAACGGCATCCCGCTAGACCCGAACGAAATCATCACCTTCCTTGCCCCTACAACTGGTCTCATGTATTCAGGTCGACGTTCTGTCAGCATCGCAACTCACCTCGATCAGTACGCAGACCGCGCAGCAACAATTGAAACCGTCCCTGGTTATCTTCAGCAAACCTCAGCGGGCGAGACCATGTCCGGTAAAGAACTTGGAGACCTCGCTGCACAATGGGCGCAGGCTCGTCGCGAAGGCAACGTCATCGGAGCACTAAACAACTACGTCAACTTTGTGGAGTTCGACCGCGACCCGCTAGAAGTCAACGCAGCGCAACGCGAATACCAAGCACTCGACCTTTCCCGCATGTGTTCAGTCCCCGCATACCTTGTCTCTGCCCCGACACCAGGCGCATCCATGACATACCAAAACGCATCGCAAGCCCGCCAAGACCTTTGGCTTTTTGGTGCACAAATGTACGCACATGCAATTGAATCTCGCCTCAGCATGAACGACGTTCTCAGTCGCGGACGATTCGTGCGCTTTGACACAGACGACCTTCTCGCCATTGGCGATATGCACGACGTACTTGTCGAACCAGAAGTACCAGACCTTGAGGAGATTCCTTCATGATTAAGTTCACCGCCGTCCCCGTCACTCTTGACGCAGCAGCTGGAGAAGATGCCCCGCGCACCATTACCGGCATTGCAGTCCCGTGGGACACCGTCGCAACCGTTTCAGGTGGCGAAAAGGTCATGTTCAAGCGCGGAGCTTTTGACTTAAATGCCAAACCCGCGCGACTTCTTGAAAACCACGACGGACGCCCTATCGGTATCGTCACCGAACTTGTTGATCTAGACAACGGTCTCGGTTTTAGTGCAACTTTCGCTCGTTCAAAAGCAGCCGACGACGTTGTTGAACTCATTCAAATGTCCGCATACGACTCAGTCTCCGTTGGCGCAGTACCCAAAAAATTTAAGTACGACAAAAACGGCGTCATGATTGTCTCATCCGCTGATCTACAAGAACTTTCAGTCGTCAGCGTTCCGGCATTTGCCGACGCAGTCATTGAACAAATCGCTGCTTCAGAACACGACCCAGAAGAGGTCGAAGAAGAAGCAACCGAACCCCAACCCGACACAAGTCTCCAGGAGGAAACAATGTCACAAGAAACCCAAGTCGAAGCCTCCGCGCCCGACGCCATCCCAACATCACCAATCTTCGCTTCGGCAAAGAAAGAGTTCAAACTTCCTTCAGCAGGTGAATGGATCTCAGCACAGATGCAAGGTGGCGCAATCGCTGCCGAGTTCAACGCTCGCATCCGCGCAGCTGCTCCAGACGTAACAACGGCTGACCTCGATGGAATCCTCCCTCTTCCAATTATCTCGCCAATTTACTCGGGAATTCAGGGTCTGCGCCCTGTCGTTGATGCAATCGGCGCTCGCCAAATGCCTCAATCAGGCAAGGTTTTCATCGTTCCCAAAATCACAACCCATACCTCAATCGGTGGGCCAGAAGTCCAGAACACCACAATCACCGCTGGTCAGTACGTCGTTGACGACGTGCAAATTACCAAAGACATTTACGGCGGATACGTCGAAGTTTCTGAGGCTTCAATTGACTGGAGTTCACCAGAAGTACTTCAGGGTCTCCTCGAGGACATGGGCAAAAAATATGCTCTTGCAACCGACAACGCAGCAGCCGATGCGCTTCTGAGCGGAACAGTTCAAACAACTGGCAACGTTGCAACGACAGACCCGACTGACTGGATTGCAAAAGTTTATGCTTGCGCAAACACCATCCTCAGCAACGGCAACTACCTGCCAGATCATCTTTTCGTGTCTGGTGATGTATTTGCGCAGCTTGGACAATTGAGCGGCACAGATGACCGTCCGCTTTTCCCACAGGTTGGCCCAATGAACGCATTCGGCACAATGAACCCAGGCTCGCGCGAAGCATTCGTGTTTGGTCTTCGTCTTGTTGTTGACACCAACTTTGCAGCAAAGACCACCATTGTTGGTGCAGCTGCAACTGGTGCTTTCCGTTGCTACGAGCAGCAGAAGGGCGCAATCAGCCTGGACAACCCAAGCACATTGTCTCGCACAATTGCCTTCCGCGGATATTTCGCACCGAAGATGATTGACGCAAACCAATTCATGAAGATCCCTCAGGCGTAAGCCCGAGACACGACAGGGACTGAACGATGGCTACTTACGATCTCGCGTTTCATACGCGCCTCGATGGGTACGCCATTCTTCAGACCTTTGTTGAGACTGGTATTCAAGTCGGGGACTCTGTGGTTATTGCAGGAGCAGGCCACGGGTTTTCTGGAACACATACCATCGTCTCAACACAAGACTTCGAATTCATCGGGGTATCTGACGAGGGCGACCTTGAATTTGACTCCGATGTAATTCGTCTCTATCAGTTCCTCTATGTCAACGCAGGCGACGATTACACTCGTTCAGTCGCTACCGGCACAGTTACCTTCACTCCGTCCGTTTCATGGATTAACGCAGCTGATGTCACCTCATGGCTCGGCATCGACGTCGCAACCGCGAATGACACCGCATTCATTACCGTCTGTGTCAACGCTGCCAACAACTACATATTTAGAAAGCGTCGCGAAGCGGGCTACACCGACTCGCAAACAACCGTGCCTGGTGCCGACGTCAAACTTGGCACAATCATGTACGCAGCAACCCTCTACCGCGAACGCGGATCAGCAGACTCATTCGCCTCATTTGATTCAATGTCTTCAATTCCAGTTCCGTCAACAATGGGACGCATCATGGCTCTAATCGGCTGCGGAAGACCACAGGTCGCATAATGGCTGCAACAGGAATCCTCGTCGATGCAGTTAACGCCATCAAAACACAACTCACAGCTCTCGGTCTCAAACCCGTCACAGATCCCCGAAACGCGCGCCCAATGTCCGTCATGATTGAACTCCCCGTCATGACCTCGTTCACATACAACGTCGGCGACTTTCGGATTCCCGTCCGAGTCTTGGCAGCTCCTCCAGGCAACCAGGACTCAGGCGATTACCTCATGTCAACAGTTGACACAATCATGAACTCGCCCATCGCAGTTACAGACGCCCGTCCAGGCAATGCAAACTACGGCGGGCAAGATATACCCACATACGATCTCACGGTGGCAATCGCCGTGCGTAGAAACTAAGGAGCCACCAATGGCAACAGCAACATTCCTGTCAGGTGCAACCTGCTCAATCACCCCCACAGGCGGAGCAGCCGTGGACGTATCGGATCAACTTTCCTCTTGTGAGGTACTTTTGGGCTACGAGCTTCTTGAAAGCACCTCGCTCTCTGATACAGGCAGGCAGGCAGTTAAGGGATTGCAAAGCGTCTCGGTCAACTTGTCGCTGTATCTCTCATACGGCACAACCGAAATGGAAACTCTCCTCAGCGCAATCGTCGCTGCGGGTTCATGCACAATTGTTGTGTCGCCATCAGGAACAACCGAATCAGCAACCAACCCAGAGTTCACGATTACAACGTGCACATTGGATGCCGCTCCGGTCATCATGTCGTCCATCGGCACCCTTGCCGTCGCCACAGTGTCGTTTTCCAACGGTACTTGGGCACGAGACGTCACTACTCCGTAATTAACAAAAGAGGGAAACAATGAAAATCCGACTACAAGTAACACCGATTGAAGGCGACCCATATGAAGTCGAAACGAATCTATTCGTCGTCGTCGCATGGGAACGCAAATTCAAACGACAGGCATCCAGTCTCGGCAACGGCATTGGCGCAGAAGACCTTGCATTTTTTGCATTTGAATCTGCTCGAGCTGCGGGCATCACAACTCCGCTTGCCTTTGACGACTTCATCAAGAAGACCAAAGCAATTGAAGTCATCTCGGAGGAGTCAGGAAGTTTTACAGAAGCGGCAGTTTCCGACGCTCACTAGCGGAGGTTCTTGTCGCGACTGGCTACTGGACACCCGACATCCCATTCGACACAGACGACCTCTTCACGGTTGTTGACGTGTTGCAAGAACAAAAGAAATCACGGCAAAGACGATGACAACGAACACAACTATTGAGATTCAAGGACTCAAGGAAGCAATTCGTTCTCTGAACAAAGTTGAGCCTGGTCTTCGCAAGCAATTTGTTCAAGATGCTTCGCGCATTGCGCAACCCGCTATCCAAGAAGTACAACGCAATTACGCGCTTGTCAAAGTGCCCCTGTCGGGCATGAATCGCAATTGGACGCAAAACGGCAAAAAGATATTTCCGTTTTCGGTTGCTCGAGCAATTTCTGGAGTCAAATTGAAAGTCGATGCAAGCCGTGAAGCAACTTCGCTGATCTACATTACTCAGACCAATGTTGCAGCAGCGGTCTTTGAAGCAGCAGGACGAACTAATACAAACAATCTTGGCGATTCACTAGGACGTCTTCGCCCAGGCACCACTCGTATTCTTGGCCCTGCCGTGTTTCGCAAGCGCAAAGAAATTGAACGCGAAATGCTTAAAGCGTCAATGGACGCAATCAGACTTGTACAGAGAGAACTTGACTAATGGCACTTGCAATTCCAATCATTACCGAATTCGACGGGAAAGGAATAAAATCCGCCCTTAACGAATTCAAGAATTTGGAGTCCGGTACAGACAAGGTCGGCTTTGCAGCAAAGAAAGCAGGAGAGGTTGCAGTCGTTGCTTTTGCAGCGTTAGCAGTCGGCGCAGCAGCTGCGGGAGCGGTTCTGTTCAAGGCAGCGGAAGCAGCAGCAGCAGACCAAGCAGCGCAGGTTGAATTGGCTAACGCAATCAAGGCAAGCACTACGGCATCGGACTTGCAGATTAAAGGACTGGAAGAATTTGTAGACAAAACTCAACGGGCGACGGGCGTCGCCGACGACAATCTTCGTCCGGCACTTGGGAGATTGGTTAGGGCAACTGGCGACGTCACCAAAGCGCAAGACCTGCTCAACCTCAGCCTCGACCTCAGTGCCTCAACTGGCAAATCGGTTGAGACGGTGGCAAACGCCGTTGCGAAGGCTCAAGAGGGCTCTTACGGGCCTCTCGCCAAACTTGGTGTTGGCTATGACGCTGCAACATTAAAAGCAGCAGGATTTGAAAAAGTCCAGGGAATGCTCGAGGAGCGTTTCGGCGGTTCCGCAGCGGAAAAAGCAGCAACATACGAAGGCGTCGTCGCTCGCCTAAAAATCACCCTCGGAGAACTTCAAGAGTCAATCGGATACAAAGTTCTGCCCATCTTGACCAAACTTGGAGAATCAGCAGTCCGCATTGCTGAAGCATTCGGTCTCGACGGCGCTGCTGGAGGAGTCAAGCAACTTGGAAAAGAAATTACATCTCTTGGTACAGACGCAAACGGAATGATTAACACGTTCGGCAAAATCTACAATTCAATTGCTGGATTAGTTAACGGCATCATGAACGCGCTTGCCATTCCGCTATCGGTAATTAACTTTCTCCGCACAGGCGAATTGGGCAATTACAAAGTAAAAGGTCTGCCAACTTTTGATCAGTTAACGGCACAAAACCCAATGTCGAATCGTCCCGTTTCAACGCAACAAGCCGAAGCAATGTTTGTTGGCTCAACTATTTCTGGCGCAGCTGGCGGAGCGCCTGCAACTATCCCACCAATACCACCAAAAGCATCTAAGGCTCCAGACTCAATCTTTGATAACACGTCAGGCAACGCAGGCGGATTCGAGCAAGCAGGCATCGGCGGAATCGGGCCATTTGACAACCTCACCATTAACCTTGACGCAGGGCTCATCAGTTCTCCCGCCACAATTGGCCAGGACATCATCGACGCCATCCTTGCAGCGCAACGCGACTCCGGCGTTGTCTTTGCTCCGGCGGTGACCTTCTAATGACCGTCCCCACATACCAAGTCCTTGTCGGGTTTCAAACGACCACAGGCTTCGGTACACCCTTCCAACTTAACGACGCTTTCTATGGCGTACTCGACACCGCAGGACGCGGAACTCTCGGCGGTCTCGCCTACGCGGACCTCACGTCAATTGTTTTGTCGGTCAACATCAGGCGCGGACGCAACCGCCAACTTGACCAGTTCAACGCAGGAACCGCACAAGTCGTCTTCAACAACAACTCGAGAATCCTTGACCCGCTTAACACGTCCTCGATCTACTACCCATATGTGCTGCCTCGCTCGCCCATCATCATTTACGCCAACGGAACGCCTATCTACACAGGCTTTGTCGAAGACTGGAACCTTGACTATCAGAACGCCAACCAGGGCAGAATGGTCGCCCGCTGCGTTGACGCTTTCGGCACCCTGGCCAATCAACAACTGAACGCTTTCACCCCGTCCGCAGAGTCCTCCTCAGCTCGCGTCAACACCGTCCTAGACCGCCCAGAAATCAACTATCAAGGCTCACGGTCTATCGGTAGCGGAACCTCCACTTTGGGGGCTTACGCGGTGCCTCAGGACACAAACGCGCTCAACTACCTTCAGCAAGTCAACACCTCAGAACAGGGCTACCTTTTTACCGCAGCCGACGGAAGTCTCACTTTCAAGGGCAGGTCAAGTGTTCTCAACCCCGTCTCAGGCGCGTCGTTCACGACTAACGGCACAGGCATTCCGTACATGACCCTCGTCAACCAGTACGGATCAGAACTGCTCTACAACTACATAGTGACGCAATCACCCGCAGGAGCTGCACAAACCAACTCAGACTCAACATCAATCGCTCTTTACCAGGCACAGAACTACAACCTCCTCAACTTGCTCAACTCAACCACGACAGAAGTAAACGGACTTGGCGCGTACCTTCTTGGCAAATACCGCAACCCCGTCCTTCGTTTTACGGGCATTTCCTGCGAACTGGCAGCTCTTACCTCAGCGCAATGGTCAACCATCTTTGCAATCGACCTCACGTCAATAATCACGGTTCAAAAAGACTTTTCAACCGGAACACCAACATCAGAATCGCAGACGCTGATTGTGTCAGGAATTGAACACCGAATTGTTCCAGGCTCGCACAACGTCAGTTTTACAATGGAGTCAACCGATGGAAATCAGTACTTCACTCTCAGCGACGCAATATTCGGTACCCTCTCGACAACAAACCTTTTATCTTTCTAAGGAGAAAACATCATGGCAACTTTCGGAACATATGTCAGTGGTCAAATTCTGACCGCTGCGGAATTAAATGCTGGGATGCCGTTGTGCGTCCTTGAAAACGCATCAACTACTTTTACAGACGGCGTTGCTGGCGTTGTGCCGTACACAAGCGAAGTGACAGACCCTTTGGGATGGCACAGCAACAGTGTCAATACTTCTCGTATTACGCCAAACATTGCAGGCACATATCTTTTCACAATGGTTGTTAACAACGTTTCAGGCGGAACTCGCGCCCTGCAAGGTTTATTCAAAAACGGCGCAGCAACAACCGTTCCCATTTTTATGGATACACCAGGAACAATTGACGACTTTACTGTGACTGGATACGCAACGGCCAACGGCACAACAGACTATTTTGAGCAGCGTTACCTTGTAACGGGTGGAACAAAAACAGGCGTCGCTTGTCAATTCTCAGCGCAAAGAATTTCATCGTGAGAAATAGCCTGATTCTATTGGTGTTTTTGGGGTCGCTCACCGCTTGCACAGATCGTGTACGGCACAACTGTGACACCACAGACCCAACGCACAAATCATTCATAGAAAGCAAATGCGGATGAAACCAGAAAATCGTCTGACAAACGAAGAAATAAAAGCGCGACTCATTCTTGTTGTCGGCATTTGCCTCTCAAGCGCGTTTCTCTTTTCAATTGTTGCTCTTCTGTACGGGCTTTTATTTGTGGTGCAACCAACAGAACAAGCACCGAACGATTCCGAGGCTTGGGCAATCCTTTCCCCAATGCTGATGACTCTCGCTGGAGGACTTATTGGCTTGCTTGCTGGTAACGGCCTTAAAGACAAACCAAAAGACCCGCCAGTATGAGCAACCGCCCCTATCCCTACTACCCCGCATGGGATGGCAAACAAACGCAACCCGTGACGGCAAAACTTGTTGAACTATGCGGAAAGCGATGGGGAACCAAATCACTCGGGACATATGTCAATCGCCCGATGCGATCAGGCGCAGGATTATCAGTTCATGCCACCGGATACGCAGCTGATATCCAATATAAAGACGAAGCACAGGCACGAATGATTTGGGACTGGTTTCTAGCCAACTCAAAAGCCCTCGGACTATGCGAACTTCATTGGTACGCCTACGGCACCTACGGCGCGGGCTACCGATGCTCTCGAGGAGAAGGCAAGGCAGGCGTCAAGATCTACACCGCCGACGACAACGCAGGCTCCTATCAAGGCAACCCAAACTGGCTCCATTTTGAGATGGCAAATCAAACTGCAGAGGCATTTGAAGCAGCCTGGCGAGCATTGCCAAAACCATAAGTCGCCCGAAGAAATCACCCTCTTCGCGCTAGACCTCGGGACTAACTGTGTTTCCCTCATTGGTTCCGAGGTCGAATCCGCCACCTAGACCCTCGTCTGTGTTACAACATTCAGACCAGTCGAGCGAAGGGAAACGCAATGACCGATACACAATTCATTTACAGTTTCATAATGGGATGGGTCAGTTGCTGGCTCTTCCTCAAGATGATGGCAAACAGACCATGATTCCATCGTGGGGCTATATGCCGTTATGGTCAAAGGACAAACTAACCCTCGTCCAAATCTTCACGGATTCGGCAACAGAAGAAATCGTCAAAGTCACAGTCGCCACAAGGCGCGCTCCCTGGATGACGTTTGCTTCGATTACAGAAGTAGAACAGGTTGATTAAGAGAATCATGGCAATCGCCCTCATCACCGCAACATTCACCGCCTCGCCCGCAAGCGCAGCTGCACAGCGCGACCTGCACGAGAAATACAACGGCGTCCTGCCAGACGCTTACTACGACGGATTAGCCCGTTGCGAAACTGGCGGAAACTGGAAACACTCAACGCGCTCCTATACCGGCGGTCTTGGCATCTACCGAGGCACTTGGAAGACATGGTCAGACTCCTCGAGCGCAAAAGGGAAGACCGCTGCGCAACAAGTCAAGGTCGCAGACGCAATCGCATTCAAAAGCCACATCAACCCAGACGGCAGCAAAGTCTGGCGCGTCGGGCCGTGGGGATGGGGATGTCTCAAAGGACAGAAATCCTTACAGGCATTCATTTGCAAGTCACGACACAGCCTTGTCGCAAGATGGAAGCGCGGATGCGCTACTGTCCGTAAAAGCAAATAGCAACAAGTGAGGGAAACACTATGGAATTAACAACCGACGAAATCATTGCGCGTCTTATGAATCTGTCAGTCAAACTTGACGGAGAGATGCGCTTTGAAGAAGGTGCAGTCATCAGTCAGGCAATCGCTCTGATCATGACGATGCGCAACGCAGCCGAACGGATGCGCCATCCAAGCATGAGTTACAACGAAGAGATGAAAGCGATCATTGAGTGGATTGTTGAGCCGAAATGAGCATCGAAGATTACGAACCAGTTGCCTCGCGTCTTGCTCGCTTTTGGGAGAAACATCCCGAAGGACGAGTCATCACAAAACTGCTTACATTCGAAGGTGACCGCGTCATCGTCCAGGCCGACATCTACGTTGACCGCGAAGATGACCGACCAGTTGCAACAGACTTCGCAGAAGAAATACGCGGGTCAAACAACGTCAATAAGACAAGCCATATCGAGAACGCAGCCACATCGGCAATCGGACGCGCCCTCGCTGACTGCGATTTCGCTTCCTCAACCGACTGGACGAAACGCCCGTCGCGGGAAGAGATGTCGAAAGTATCAAGAATGTCGGGAGACACTCACATTACGGAGCCGTCAAACCTTGCGTCAGAAAAGCAACAAAACATGATCCGCGCCGTCTGTAAGTCAATGGGCAAAACACCGCCGGCAAACCTTCAAGGCATGACCAAGCGCGAAGCGTCTGCATACATTGACAGTCTGAAGTCTGCTCCCGCAGCTGCAGCGGAACACGAACCCGAAGAAGCCTTCTAATGAGTGATGACATCTTGAGTCGATTACAAGGTTATGTAAACGGATATTTGAGTCCTCGTTATGTGCTGGAAGCCGCCGACGAAATTGAAAAATTACGTTACAGAATTCAACACCTTGAATCAGAAGTTGCGCGTCTAGAAAGGCTTAGTCATGGTTGAGTTCATTACGTTAATCATCATGTGCATCAGTCTCTTCATGTGCGGGTTCCTCTTGGGAAAAGACTCCCGATGACCGTCTCCGAAAAGATATTCCAAGACCAAGTCATCAAACTTGCGCGGATGCAACAATGGCTCGTCTTCCATGCCTCACCCTCATCGCCCCGTCCAGGTGTTTGGCGGTCAGACGGCAACGGATTCCCCGACCTCGTCCTCGTGTCAACATCTGTGCCATCTCGAGGAGTCATCTTCTGCGAACTTAAAACCGCCGAAGGAAAACTCTCAGCTGAACAAGAAAAGTACGCCCGCTGCTTGATTAACGCAGGCATCGAATACCACCTCTGGCGTCCCCGTGATCTAGATGCAATTGCTGCTCGACTTGGCAGGCAGGCAAAGATTCAATGAGAACCCCTGTGCGCGTCATCTTGTCCGATGCCGATATGCAAATAGCAGCTCATGGCGGAGTCAACCGTCGCCTCCTAGCAATCAAACGAGCAGACCGACCCAACCAACCCAACCGCAAATACCACGAACAAAACTGGTTCCAAACTGACGTCTTCGGTGCCATCGGGGAATACGCCGTCGCCAAACTTCTCGGGGTGGAATGGCATTGGGAACAAGAAACCAACGGATTCGACGTACTCCAGTATCAAGTCAGGTCAACAGAGAACCCCGACACGACAATCAAGGTGCGCACCAGGGACAACCCTGATCACAACTTCATCTTCTGCAAAGTTCGAGAGAACCGCGTCCTCATCGAGGGCTGGATTACAGGCAGGGAAGTCATTGAAAACAACGACGAGATATTCCCCGATTGCTTCACCATCAAGGACTATCGCCTGTACCCATTGACAGACCTTCCAGAGTTCCCTCAGACGCTCCCTGCGGGATGTGAAATGTACAAAGCACCCGTCAAGAGACTTGGCACCCAATCATGATTGTCGTCGCCTGGTACATCCTCCTGATAAGTATCGGCATAGCAATCCTTCAAGGCATCCGCAAGGGTTAATATGCCAACACAATCTAGAGACGCATGGCCTCATCATCAGTTGCAGATGGTAGGTGTAACACTCGGGGACGAGGGTAGAGCAGACTGCCTCAAGGCATCTGTGCAGCGTCCAAACGTCATAAATGTGAATGGTGACCGTCCAACGATGTCAAACATCCGGCAACCTCAGAGACATACTGGAATAGCGGGGGGCGAGCATTACACAAAACTCGAACACAACAAAAGAGAGCAAGACCCCTTGGGGGGTCGCGCTAGCAGGGGGCAACCATGAGCAAGAGAAGAAGTAGTCCAGAGTTCCTCAAGAGAAGAGCAGAACTACTACAAGACAATCCCCTGTGCCACTGGTGCAACAAAGCACCCGCCACCGAAGCAGACCACCTCATCCCCTACGACCTCGTCGGAGATGACACCGAACTCGTACCCGCCTGCAAACCATGCAACTCAAGACGCGGAGCGCAATACATCAACGGCAACCGAACAGCACAAGCACAT